CTCCCATTTCCATTATGATTTCCCTTCTAAGAGAAGCCATTTGGTGGTTATAGGTGAAATCAAGTGCTGTCGTCTAGCACGACTCTTTATCAGGGTTTTGAGTGAAAATCCTCTCGAAAGGAGTTTTGCCGGAATGGTAACAGATTCGGTTGGCAATACGGGTGCCTTAATTCCCGAGGGTGCAAATCTCTCACCCGAACCAAGGTCTTTCCAAACTTTGGTTGGACGTAGATACGCTGGAGACGTATCACGGTACATTGGTACTGCGAAACGGCCTGTTGGTGTTATACGTGAGGAGTGGGTTGACGATTTTCTCGCCGCCCAGGGGTATGCGTTGAATGACGACTTCGCGCGCTCCGAATACGAACCTGAGGCGCTTTTTAAGGCGTTATCGTCGTATGATGGTCCTTCGGTTTGGAACTTCTCCGATCCTGATGTTTGGGCTGTCTGGCAAAGGGCTGTCAGCAAGGTGGAGTCCTACTTCCATGATCTATATGGGACTTTAAAACCCCTGTCTTTGGACGAGGATCTATGGGATGTCGTTAAGAAAGAGACTTCTGCGGGTTTACCGTATCTCCTTCCCAAACGGATGGTGTTCCAACAAGAGCTTGAAAAAGCTCGCATGCTTGTATCGTCGGAACGTGATTATGTCAGTGGCAATGCCCGCCGCCCTGGCAAGTCCCATGTGTCTCCTGAGCCGACTGTAGCCTACTACAGGACTCAAGCTTCGATAAAGGACGGGAGACCGAAGAAAAAGGTAAGGATGGTTCATGGCTATCCGTTGGCAAATTTGCTCATTGAGGCTTTGTACGCAAGACCTATCCTCGATGTTCTATTGTCAACAGTGACCCCCGTGTCACTAGGTTATCGGAAATCTGAACTAGGTGCGAAAGTAGCTTCGTATAACTGGTTCCCCGTTTCCTGCACCTTCGACTGGTCCCAATGGGATGCTAACGTTCCAACCCAACTTAACATGGAGAGCTTTCGTATATGCCGAAAGTTCTTTATGGAGGTGGATCCAGTGGTATGGAGTATGATAACGCGGTACTTTTGTACTAGCCCCATACTCATGCCCGATGGCTTTGTCTACAAGAATCGTAGGAAAGGCATTCCATCTGGGTCATTCTTCACATCAATTATTGGTTCCATCGGAAATATGCTTGCCATCACGTTCTTGACAATGCTTCAAGGCCTCAACGTGATTGCGATGGACGTGTTGGGGGATGACTCTATAGTTGGTCTCACCGGTGACGTTGATGTTGGTCAAATGGTTAGCGATGCCAAGAGGTTTCTCGGTATGAAGCTCAATCTTGACAAACTGTCGTATGGCGGTTCAAAAGTGGGACCTCGCTATCTCGGTCATGATTGGTACCGAGGTCGGATTCGAAGACCTATGATTGAGACGGTGCAAAGGATTCAATATCCTGAGCGATACAATCGTAATTGGTGGACGGATCGCCTGGATAAATTAATATCCTTGTATGGAGACAACGTCGACGCTTGGCCTTTGATACATGATATTCTTGCTACTAAGGGATTTGCAACCCGTCATGGATCAGGCGAACAATTTCTCTTGCAGCGATTTCGCGACTTGGGAGGTTTCACCGAAACTGAGAGTCCGGAGAGGAAGGGC